ATCAGCAGGTTGTGCGCCGGCGCGACCTTGTTCGCCTGTGTGGTGGCGTTGAAATACTTGGTCACGTCCTGGGGCGTCAGGTGGAAGGTGAGTTCCAGGTCGCCAAGTTCCAGGGTGATGTCGCGTTTTACGTCGGTCATGCGTTTGCTCTCTTGTTGAGGTTGCGAAAATAGGTGTCGAGGTGGTTTTCCAGACGGGTTTCCAGCCGAGAGATAACCTTGTCGAATTGCTCGTTGCTCACGTAGTTCTGGGCCATGTAGAGGCGCAGTTCCAGGTGTTCACGGCGCGCCGCGCTGACCTGTTTGAACAGGTAAACCTGAAAGCCCAGCACGCCGGTCAGGGCGAGTTCGGTCAGCACCAGCAAGACGCTGACGGTCAGCGGGTTCAACTCCATGTCATGCGCTCCAGTTGCCACGGCCGCCGATGCGGACCGCGCTGTACATCAGCCAGGCCAGAGGCTTGTGCATGCCCTCTTCCTGCAGGGCCTGGTAAAACACCAGGTCGGCTTCAGCTTTGGTGAATTTGCGGGTCAGGTGGGTGTAGATGTAGTCGTGCACCACGGCCGGCCGGCGGGCCAGTTCATCGTCACGCGGCACCAGCCACCACACCGGACGCGGCACGCTGGCCAGATCCGTGCGATAGCCAGCTGGCACGGTCACCGGTCGACCGTCTGCAGTGACAAAGAACAGCGGCCGGACCAGATCCCACAACGGCGAACCGTTCACCGCCTTGACGATCAGGTCGCTTCTAAAGGGCATCGGCGGCGCACTCCACGCGGATTTTGTTGGGCGCCGCACTTTCGTCGATGACCTGACGGAGCGTGCCGCGCAGCTCGGCAGGCGCCAGGCAATACGCGCCAGCCACGGTGCCCACGTAGTCCGCGTAAGTGCTTTCGAAGTAATCGGTGACGCTGTTCAACTGGTTGCCCGCCAATGCAGCGAGTACGCCGATAATGGCCACCACTCGGGTACGGTGCATGTCAGTAGCTCCAGAGCGTTGGACGTGGACGACCGGCCTGGGCAGCGGCCATGTCCAGGTGGATGTAACGGCCGGTACCGCGTTGCTGAATGCCCACGCCGGTGAACGGCAGGGTCATGGCCAGACGCAGCAGCTCGACCGCGTCGGCGCCGGTGCAGGCGATGTCGATCGCCTTGCCTTCGGCATGCACGCCAGGCTTGGCCTTTTTGGCTTCCACCGGGTGTTTCGGGCAGCGATACGGGCTGTTGATGGTCAGCGGCTTGCCGAACAGGACGCGCAGCTTCTGTACCTGGTCCATGAACGCCGGATCCATCTCGGTCCCGTCACTGCTGCAGCGGCCACAGCGACAACGCAACTCGTCGTAGCTGAAATTCGGCCAAGGGCTTTTGCTCATCGATGAGGCCTCTTCTCGAAAATGGATTGGCATGGGGTGCAACGGGTGATCCCGCCCTGCGCCTGGCGTAGCGCGGGAATCTCGTGGTCGCAGTCCTCGCAATGGGTGCGGCTCGGCCCGATCTGCCGCTTACGCGCAAGCACGGCCGCGATGGCCTGCTCTCGCTGCCGAAGCTCCAGTGCCTGGGCACGGTCGAACGGGCAAACCATCAGGTCAGGCCCTCGATCTCTGCGGCGCTCAGGTATGGCACGCCGTTGATCTTGATGAAGTCCGGACTGGTGACGTCGAACGGGACCTTGTGCTTACTCTTCTCACCGCCTTTCGGGTCGATGCTCAACAGGCTGGAGATCCGCACCTTGCAGCCGAAGGCCTCGGCACGCAGTTCCTCATCGCCGGACTTGGCGAAAAACACGATGTCGAACGGCTTCAGCTGGCGAAAGCTGCCAGCAGATCTGGCTTGCTCGATCAGCAGGTTGAAGTTGGTGGTGTCCAGTTCCAGTTCGCCGGCGGCGGACACGTCACCATCGACATGGCCATTGGGCACGCCCTTGGTCTGGGCCACGGCGCTGTTGTCGGTGATGTCGATGGTGCAGCTCTCGACGTGAACGAGCAGATCGCCCAGGTTCACGTCAAAGTTCTTACCGCCAATCTTTGCAGACATGCGGGGTTACTCCTTTGCAGTGGTCGAAAGGTCGAGCGCGATGTTCGCGGTCAGGACTTTCGGGCAGTTGAGGGGGCGGACGCTGATGTAAACCTCGACCTCGGTTTTGCTCTTCCAGGACAAGACAATGGCGTTGTCTGCCGGAGGTTCGATTTCGCCCGGGAAGGTTTGGCCGGCGAAGGTGGTGGTCTTGGCCATCGCACGCAGCGGCGTCATGAAAAACGTCTTGTTGGTCGCCATGCTGTTAGGGCTGTTGTTCAGGCGGCGATCAGCCACACGGCGAATCAGCAGCGGTCGGACCTGACGCGCTGCCTTGTCGACAATGCGCAGGTACTCGATCACCTGGTAGTCGCTACCTGGTGCGTCCAGCAGGTTGCCGTCGCCCCAGTACACGCCCGGATAGTCCGTATAGGTCTGGCTGACCGAAAAGCGCGACTTGTCCAGTTCAATGCGAACCGATCTGTCCAGGGGAACGCCGTCCTTGTCCTGCGGTACCGGTCCAAGCCCCAGCAATGCGCCGGTGGCTACGCGCATCGGGCTGTCGGCGATGCTGACGGCAGAGTTCGCCAGTCGACCGGCCAATACACCCAGGTCGTTGCCGTGCAACTGAGGCACGCACATGACACGCGGCGCTGCCAGGTCGTCAGTGATCGCCTTCTGCTCGGCCAGGTATTCCGACCAGGTCATGGTTAGGGCGATGCCTTCGGATGCGGCCATGACAAAGGCGCGTCGGCCCAAGCTGTTGTTCAAGCCGATCGCGGCGTCATGCATCGCTGACAGTTCGTCACCGCTGGCCACTGCTGTGCAGATCACAATCGCTTCAAACGAATAGTTCTGCTGCAGCGCTTTGGTCAGGGCGGTTTCCCAGGTGCTATCGGCAGCCAGCGGAACGGCCAGGCAAGCCCAGTTCTCGCCACCGTTCAGGCGGGCGGCAGTGATCTGGGTTTTCAGGTCGCTGGCCGGGATGCCCAGCATCACGTCCAGATCGCTGTCAGTGTTGAGGGCGAGCACCTGGCCTTGGCTTTTAGAGCCGGTACCGATGAACAGAAAGTATTTCTCTACCTCGGTCACAGCGCCCTGGCTGAGGTTGAGGTTGTTAACTTGAACTTGACCGAGTGCCATGTAGTGCCTCGTTATCGGGGTGAGTTAAGGATTTGGGGAAGCAGATAACTGATCAGCTCCATGACTTCTTGGTCGCTAGCGACACCGAAGAACTCCCGCTTTGGGAGGTTGATTTCCCAGGACGACGGGCCAGCAGCTTCATCGGAAAGAATCTTGATCAGCAGGCCGGCCTGGTCGTACTTCAGGTTGTCGGTGATCCATGCGACCCCGGGCTTCATCCAGCGCACTTTCTTGCGCTTGCTGGTGCTCGGCAGCCGGACCTTGAACCCCAGGCGGCGCAGGCGCTTGGCCTGCTCTTTGGTGGCTTGCGTAGGTTTGTTGCGGGTCTGGTTGCGCATCTGCGCGGCGGTACGGCGCTGACTGATGCCACTGTTATGCACATTGGCGATCATCGCGGCCTTGGAGCTGCCCCAGCCGAGTTCCGCACCCTTGTCGTTCAGCCTGGTGACGGAAATGCCGGCAGCCAATCCGCCGAGCATCTTTGCCTTCTGGCCCTTACGCTTCTTCTTACGCGGGGTGAACGCTTCGCCGTTCATGTCGTGCTGCTCGCGCACACGCTTGCGCCACTGGGTGCGGATCCGTTGACTGACACGGTTGAGCAGGCGCAATTTCAGCTTCTGCGGCAGGCTGGCCATCGCCAGTTGGGCTTCCACGTCGGCCATGCCCTGCAGGTCGACATTGAGGGAATCAGCTCTGGCCACTGACCACCCCGCCTTTCTCCGCAACCCACAGCTCAAAAGGCTTGAAGGTGTAGTTCTTGCCGAACGCCACAATCTCGCCGTCCGGATCTTCGGTCAGGTACTGGGGCTCGCTGAACGCAATGGCGATATCGACATCCGCCAGGTCGTTGTCCAGCATTTCGATATCCAGCTTCACCTGGGGCAAGCCGTCGCGGTCTTGGTCGTGGGTTTCCAACCAACTGCCGACCAGGGCAACGAGGCGCGCAGGATGGTCGGCGAACCGCTCAAAGCTGATCACGGCCGAGTAGTTGAAATCGCCCATGTACATACCGTCGACGCTGTCCTTCCAGATCAATTCGACGCTGGACGTCTCGGCCCAGCTATCCAGCTGCTCCGGCAGTACCAGCTCGCGGCCGCGCAGATAGTCGGTGAGTGCCTGGAGCTTGATCACGACAGGAACGCTCCCAATGCATTGAGGCGAAACTGCTCTGGTGACATTTCCACACGCCAGTAGCGCATTGCGTCATGGTTGATCTCGGTGAGATGTGTCTCGCACTTGTTCCCGTTCGCTTCCAGCAGCTGCATCAGTACGTCGTCTTCTGCAGCGGGCTCTCCAGCAACGCGCAGGTAACGGGCCGTGGATGAGTAATAAGCGCCAGGCCGGACCACCACTGATTTGAGCCAGTCAAATTCGTCGTAGAACCACACTGCTGTATCTGGGTTAACCCCCATTGGCAGGCGTTGGCTATTGGACACGACGACCATCCATGGAAATAGCCGACGGAAGTAAGGGGCCAGCGAAGGGCTACAAACGAGAATCGCGTGCTTGCCCTGGGCCACTACCGCTTTGCCCTGTTCAGCAAGGCGATGGCTTTTACCGGTCTGACGACCAGAGATTTCCAGATACGCGATCTGAACAGGCTTGCTCATAGCAATGCCGCCGTGATTCGGCCACGGCCCTGCAGCGATCGCACGGCCTGTTGGCTGAATGCCAGGAAGGTTTCAGAGCGCTCTGGCTGTTCTTTACCGGTGTTCTCAGCGCTTTCGCGGCGGGTGACCGTGGCGAACTGGCTCAACAGGCTTGCCTTGGCGCGGAAGTACACCGCCCGGGCGTAAGTCGCGGCGGGATCGGCACACTTGCGCAGGAACTTGGCAGGCACGTCGGCCAGAGTGGCAGCGCCTGCAGCCATGCAGCGGTCTTGGCATTCGGCCAGGTCGTTGTTCACATCGCCCATGGCCATGCGTAGGTCAGCGGCCAGCATTTCGACCAAGTATTCACCAGGGAGGCGATACGCCTTCTGGAACTCAGCCACGGAAAGGTCGGGCCAAAAGCCGTCGTTAACGATCGCGAGTTCCGCAAACCTGGTGGGGTTGCCTGAAATACTCATTGCTGGCCACTCAAATAGGGGCGAGGAAACTGTTTCAGTGGGTCAAGGCCACAAGTGGTTTGGCTCACATCCACAGTTTCTCGCCGGGGGGGGTAGTCGGTTATTCGGTTGGTTGTTCTTCTGCAGCGACCAGCTCTGCCTTCTTCAAGGCTTTGCGAGCAGTTTCCAGCCGGGTGCCTACGCCGATTTCGGGGTACAGCTCGATCGCCCGTTCGAAGTGGGTAATGGCTTGCGCCCACTCCTCTAGATCGATGGAGATGATCCCCAGCAACTTGTGATAGCGCGCTGGGATGCGCTCAAACAGCTGCCACTCACCGTCGACCAGGTGCAGCAGATCCGAGACGTAGGGTTCAGGGGTGCGCCCAGCCTTGTATTCAGCCTCGGCCCACTCGATCACCTCGTCACCGACGAAGGTCTGCACGTTGCGCTTGAAGCGCTCCGGCAGTTCCTGCTCCTGCACCATGGCCACCTGGGCGAGTTGCAGGCCTTGGGTGAACTGCTGGGTGTCGAACAGCCAGACCAGGACTTGCATCATTACCGGGTTCGGAAAAATCAATTTCGAATCAAGGTAACGCTGCACATACTCCAGGTACTTGGGCAGCAGCTCGTCTCGCTTGAGCTGCTGACGCAGATCACGACTGTCGATCGCGCGGATACGGTCCAGATCAACGTTCAGGGCGTCGACCATCAACTGCAGGTGCTTTTTGGCGTTGGCTGGACTGCTGAGAGCGGTTTCCGCTGAATACACTTGCGCTGCGGCACCGGCGCTGGCGGCCGCTGGCCCGAGAGCTTTCACGCGGCGCTTGTGCGCCAGTGCCAGGCTCACGCAGTCACCACTTCAACGTTTTCGGTCATCGCGAACTTCTCGAGCTGCTCGATCACGTAACCTTCGTTGCGGCTGTTGAAATCTTCGACGCGGGAGCGCTTCGGATTGTCGACGGTCTGTTTGCGCCAGCTGGAGTCCTGGAAGTACAGCGACAGGTTGTCGAAGCTGGTCACAACGACGGTGTCTACCGGGAAGAACGGGAAGCTGAAGCTTGGCAGGCCGCCATAGGTGGCAATGACCTGCTGCTCTTCGATGCGCTCTTTCTCGGTCGGCACGTCGCCTTGTTTGGCGTACAGCTTCGCCTTGTCGGCAGCCAGCAGGTCAGAACCGATGATCGCGACCAGGTCACCGCCATCACGCACACGCTCGTCCACCATCTGCTTAGTGTCGTGGACCAGTGCATCAAGGTTCGCGTAGTCGCCGCCGACACCCAAAGTCACCTTGCCCTCCACCTTGCCTTCGGTCAGTACCTGGGCAGGGATCTGCTCACGAGCGATCTGCAACCAGCCCTTGTTGACGTCCTGCAGCATCGGGAATGCAGCAATGTCAGTTTCTGGAGCTGCGTGCGTGCCGTGGAAACCAACCATGATGCGGTCCAGGGCGATTTGCTTCAGAACAGCGGAAGAGTAGCGCTGGTGGAAGTCCGGATATTTAGCCCACGCATCGATCTTCGCGTATGGCAGCCCCACATCGGATTCGGTCGACGAAAGCTCGTACATGCTCGAGTCCAGCGCCGATGCATCTTTGGCTACGCGATCCTTGGTCGTGGTGTTCGTGCGGCCAGTGACTGGACCGGAAACGCCCAGGAACACTTTTTGCCCTTTGATTTCCGACACGCCAATGACGTTGATGCGCAGCAGAAAATCCGACTTGGCAGTGATCGCCTCGTTCAGTTCCTGGGCAATCGAAGGTTCGACGTTGAACATTTTGCGCGACAGGTCTACGCCGTAGTTTTCAGCAACGTCGAGCTGCAGCTGCGCATACATTTTTGCGCCGTGGTTACTAAGAGAGTGGGCCATGTCAGAGCACCCGCGCTTTTTTGAGGTCAGCAGCACCGGTCGTTTTCGACAGATTGCGGCTATTGGTGGAGTCCTTCAGGGTGTTGAACTCCTTCATCAGCGCGGAGAAGCTGGCAGCCAAAGCCTTATTGCCGGTGGCCTGCAGCTTGTTCTTGAACTCGGCTTCGGCGGTGGATACGACTTCGTCGACGGCCGCCTGCACATCGTCGACCAGAGCAGCGTCAGGCTCGGGAGCCGAGGCAGCTGCGGCTTCGATCACGGTGTCCAGACCTGCGACGATGATCAGGATTTGATCGCGCAGCGCTTTAAGCGCCGTGCCGGTGGTTTCATCCATTGGTGGGGTCTCTGTGAGGGTTTTCGGGTTGGTTTCGCTGGGCGTTTCTTCAATGCCCAAACGCTTGAAGAGGCTGGTAAACATGCTTATCAGCTTCCCGACTTCACCCTGAGGCTCGTCCTCTTTCAGCGCGCCAAGCGGCACTGCCGCGCCGTAGTGCACGGGTTTGCCGGTCTTGCGGGAGAAGTAGAGTTCCTGGGTGCCGAGGCTGGCCGGGGAATCGGTCACAGCCAGGCCAGTCAGATAGGCCTTGCCGGTGCTGGCGAAGTCGGGGGTGATTTCGATGCTGGTAAACAGCTTCTCGCCCTGGTCGTTGAGCCAGAGCAGCTTGTCGTTCGGTTTCAACTGGGCTTCCAGTGCAACCTGACCTTCTTCCAGGCCTTCGACGCCTTCGATCAGACGTACCGCAAACACAGTGCCGTGCCCGCCATACCAGCGTTCGTGCTCACACCAGATCGTGGCGGTGTAAGTCGCGGTGCTGTAGGTCTCAGCGATATCGCGCAGCTCCTGGGGAAGGATTACGCGACGATCAACGGTCGGGCCGCTGGTGGCGACACGTTTCCAGAACGAAACAAGGGAACGGGGCATGGGCGATAACTGCGCTCAATCGGTGAGTTGAGCCGCCAAGATATGGAGCAATCCCCCCTCCAACAATTGATTCACTTTTGCGTTGGTCCTATTTTCGCGATATAGGACGAACACGGATTTTAACCCCGAGTTTCCAGCGTTTTCGCCGCATAGACTGCGGCCCATGCTCTATTCAACCGAAGTTAAAGAAGCCGCCAAACGCCTGTTTTTACGACGCTGCAAAGCGAAGGAAATCCAAGCGCAACTCAACTTGCCCAGCGTTCGGATCGTCTACCACTGGATCAGCCAGGGCTGTTGGGACGAAATGCTGACGGATGAAGAGCCGCTGACCGCTGTCAGTCGGCGGATCACTTTGCTCCTGGAGAAACAGGACTCCCTGACCAAGGGCGACCTAGATGAACTGGACCGCCTGACGACCGTTCGCGAACGCTTGGCCAAGCAGTGCGCCAAGCCCGCGCCCATGCCGGTGAACGACCCGATCGAGGACGGTGGCCACCGTCGCGACGACCAGCGCAGCGAGCGACGGGATAAAGGCAGCCGGGGCGACAAAGGCGGAAAGAGGAAGCAGAAAGCGCCGAAGAACGACGTCAGTGAGTTAACCGAAGTCGACTTTCTGGACAAGTTCATCAGCAAAATGTACGGCTACCAGAAAGAGCTGTACGCCGCGAAGATCAACCCGCTTACCGCGCGGATCCGCAACGTTCTGAAAAGCCGCCAGGTGGGTCTGACCTACTACTTCGCCGGCGAAGCGTTCATGGATGCGGTGTTGACCGGTGACAACCAAATCTTCTTGTCAGCCAGCCGCGCCCAGTCCGAGATTTTCCGCAGCTACATCATCTCTTTTGCCCAGGAATGGTTCGGCCTTGAGCTGAGCGGGAACCCAATCGTTCTCAGTAAAGACGGCAAGCCGTGGGCCGAGCTGCGCTTTCTCAGCACTAACAGCAGCACCGCCCAAGGTCACCATGGCCACGTTTATGTGGACGAGTACTTCTGGATCCGTGATTTCGAGAAGCTCAACACCGTGGCCAGCGCCATGGCGACCCACAAAAAATGGCGCAAAACCTACTTTTCCACGCCCAGCGCCGTATCGCACCAGGCGTATCCGCATTGGACCGGCGAGAAATTCCGCAACAGCAAGAAGAAAACAGCCAAAGAGCCGTGGCCAAGCGACAAGCAGATCGCCGCCGGCGCACTCTGTCCGGACGGTCAGTGGCGCAAGGTCATCACCATCCTGGATGCGATCGCCGGTGGCTGCGATCTGTTCGACCTCGAGCAGCTGCGCCTCGAGTACGACGACGACCGGTTTGAACAGCTGTTCATGTGCAAATTCATCGACAGCACCCAAAGCGTCTTCGCCCTGGGCGATCTGGAGCGCTGCTACTCCGATCTGGCGTTGTGGACCGACTACGACCCCGACGACCCCCGGCCATTTGGCAACAGCCCAGTCTGGATCGGCTACGACCCCAGCCGAACCCGGGACGATGCGACCTGTGTGGTCATCGCACCGCCGCTCGAGGAGGGGGGCAAGTTCCGGATCCTCGAGAAACACAGCTGGCGTGGGCAGTCGTTCAAGTACCAGGCCGAGCAGGTCAAGTTGCTCACCGAGCGCTTCAACGTCCAGCACATTGGTATCGACACCACCGGCATTGGCTACGGCGTATATGACATCGTGCGCGATTTTTACCCGCGTGCGACGTCGATCCATTACAGCCTGGAAACCAAAAATGCCCTGGTGCTCAAGGCCCAGGACACGATCGTCGGCAGCCGTATCGAGTGGGATGCCGGCTGGAACGATATCGCCCAGGCGTTCCTGACAATCAAGCGCGGCGCTACGAATAGCGGGCAAATCACCTACAGCGCATCACGCACCGACGCCACCGGCCACGCCGATATTGCCTGGGCAATCATGCACGCCCTGGCCAATGAACCCCTCAACACCAACAAGCAGCGGCGCAGCCGCTACGTAACCACTGGATCAACAAACCATGGCTCGTCGCAAAACAAACCAGCCGGCCAAACCGGCACCAGGTCCGATGCGGGCCTTTTCATTCGGAGCGCCGGAACAGGTGCTTACCGACAACATAGGGCAGTACCTGGGCGTGTTCGCCAGTCACGACGGTCGGCTGTACACGCCGCCGGTGTCGCGCCAAGGCCTGGCCAAGTTGCTGCGAGCCAACGCGCATCACGGGGCCATTCCCGGGTTCAAGCGCAACCTGTTGCTGCGTGAATTCATTCCGTCGCTGGGTGTGTCTACGCGAACGATGAGCTGTTCCGCTCTGGACTTCATGGTGTTCGGGGAAATGTACCTGTACCGCCACCGCAATGCGTTTGGTGAAGTGCTGGAAATGGAGCATTTGCCAGCCATCAACATGCGGATCAAGCGCGCCGGTGGTTTCGTCAGGCTGCTGGCCGACGGCAAGGAGGAGGAATTCGACCAGAACGAGGTGGAACACGTTTTCAATTACGACGTGGAACAGAACGTCTATGGCGTTCCGGATTACCTGGGCGGCATGCAGGCGCTGTTGCTCAACGAAGCAGCGACCTTGTTCCGCCGGCGCTACTACAGCAACGGCGCACACGCCGGCTACATCTTCTATACCAACGACGCAAACCTGAGCCAGGACGACGAAGACGAGCTGCGCGCCCAGATCACCGCCAGTAAGGGCGTGGGCAACTTCCGATCGATGTTCGTGAACATCCCCGGCGGCACAGAAAAGGCCATTCAGATCATTCCCGTGGGTGATTTCCAAGCCAAGGACGAACTGGAGAAGGTGAAGAACATCACCCGTAACGACGTGATCGCCGCCTGGCGCATGAACCCCGCGCTGGCCGGGATCATCCCGGAAAACAGCGCCGGCTTCGGCGATATCGAAAAGATTGATCGGGTGTATACGAGCAATGAAATTCGCCCGATCTGTCAACTTTTCAACCAGGTGAACGATACCTTGCGGCAGGACAGGCGATTTGCCTGGAGAGAAGTACCCGCGACAGTTGAAAACACTACATCAGGTGTCTAGATCAGGAAATGCCACTACATAATGTGGCAATATAGTGGCGATTGGCTGGCCCTGGGGAGGGACACATGCGAGTTACTTGTAAGTGCGGGAACAAGGGTCGGATCTCTTCGCGAGAGACCCTATCGGCAGAGTTCGCGAAGCTGTATTGCCAGTGCCTGGACGCAATGTGCGGGCACACGTGGGTGGCTCACTTAACGTTTTATCGCACGCTGAGCCCGTCGGCGCAGACCTTTGACAGGATGCTGTTTGATCGCCTGAAGGACATGCCCAAGGCAAAACAGCGGGAGTTGTTCGAGCAGCTGGGGGCGGCATGATCGAGGCTGAAACGCCGGCCTTATCAGGGCCGGCGTTTGCGTCACATCGATGTCGATGCTTGATGCTTCACGGGGGTATCAACTTGCTGTTGGATCCTTGGGACTGGTTGCCAGGATCTCTGAAAGCCGGTGGAGCTGAAGTTGCTCCCGTTCATTCAACAGACGGTACAGACGGATAAGCCGGCGTTCAATTTTGGTCAGTCCTGACCATTCGAATTCGGTCATCCCAACGCAGGCGCGCTCATTGTTCGTGCGATCCAACATGCTTACTACTCCATAAAGTGCATTGCTGAATCGACGTTATCGGGGCGGGGACTGGCTTTAGAACGAGGGGGCGACGAATGTCTTACATGCTTTGTGACAAGTTAAGTCCGTTGGCGGGCAGCATCGTCAGCCATGGCTTGCAGGAAACGACGGATCGCTTCCTGGTCGAATGGCGTGATGCT